CCATGTTCTGCATTTCCCGGTTCCACTCGGAGTTTTCCTTGAGTGCGTCCTTCAGGGTCTTCTGCGGTTCCTGCTGTGCAGGCTGCTCGGTTCCCTGCTGTGGCTGGTTGTCTTCTGCAGCGGCGTCCTGCACATTAGGTACATCGGCCTGCTGCGTCTGCTGCGGGATCCCCGCACGCAATGCCTGCCGCTCCTTCATCGCCCGGTATTTTCTGACTTCCGCCACGGGCACGCCCATGGTCTCCAGTGTGTCTCTCTGCCCGGCGTCGGCAGCTGCACCCATATCGGTGCTTACGCCCGCTGGAGCCGCCCCTGCCCCGTCACCGGATGATGCGCCTTCACCGGCAAAGAACTGCAGGTCAAACTCCTGGAATAATTTGTGCATAGGATGCCTCCTTAATAATCTCCGGCTAAGGGCCGCGACTCCATTGTCTTTATGATAATTGACACGCAGGCAAATGTGGTAACCCCCCTCTCGCACAAAAAGCAGGAGATTTCTCTCCTGCTTCCTGTTTTTTATCTCCGGCCTCGCTTGCTGTCGCGCATCGCCCTGCTGACGTACAGTGCCTCGCCGGATCTCCGGGCCTTTTGGCCGGTTCCTCGGTAGGTTCTCGCAGTGCCGCCGGTGAATCTGTCCCACTCACCGCCTGCTGCCTCGCTCTGCATCTGGGCAAGCTGCTGCAGCCAGCTCTGGCTCTCCGGTGTGTTGAGGTATTCCTCAAAGGTCTGGCCCGGATAGTCCGGATTCTCCTGCCATCCAAGATAGAGCTCATTTGCTGCATAGGCCGGTTCTTCCTCAAAGCCCAGGTCAATCCACCACCGGTTCTGCCGCATGTATTCGATGCGCTCACGGTATTCCTCCGGTGTGTAATACTGGCTCATCTGCGACAGTGTCACATTCTGGCCGTTCTCCCACACGTCGCCGGGATCAATGCCAAGCTCATTCAGCACCGGCAGCCACTCGCCGTACAGCTTTCTGCTCGGATACTCGCCGGGGATCAGCTGATAGGTCTCGCCCACCCTTGTGATTTGCTGTCCTCTGTCCAGTGTCTCCGCCAGGATCTCCGCTGCCGTCACTGTCGTGTCGCCAACATCATAGCGATCCGGGTTATCGTTCAGCTCCAGCAGCTCTTCCTGACTCGGCATGCCTCCTCTGGTCGCGTTCTTCGCTGCCCAGGATGCGTAGGTCTTGCTCCGGCCTCCGTTCCAAAGCGTGTGCCAGATTGCTTCGGCCTGATCTCCGTTCAGCTCGCCACGGTTGATGGCTTCGGTGAGTGTGGCACCCATCTCTTCCTGCGTCACGCTGCCGTTGTCGTTCACATCGCTCACGTTGATGTACTGCGTATAGCGGTCAAGGTCAATGCCCAGAGGCTGTACTGAGGATTCCCAGAGGTTGTAGGCCGTCTCCCGTTTGTCGCTGTAGATGTGTGCAGCGCTCTTGAACTGGTCATAGGTGGTGATCTTCACGCTCTCCGGCGTCGGTGCCGGTCTGACTGTCTGTGTGGTTGCAGCTGCTGCCGGTTCTTCCGTGCTTGCTGGCTTCCCGTTCCACTCGCTGTAGGTCTTCTTCCAGCTTGGGCCTGCCGTCGCCCAGACAGCTGATGCCTGCTCTTCCGTCATCTTTCTGGCTTTCACCTGCTCATTGAGGTACATGCCGACTTCGTCCTGCTTCAGGCTACCGTTTCCGTCTGCGTCCATCTCTGTCCGCATCTGCTGGTACTGTCCCTCCGTGATGCCTGATCCCTTCAGATTCTCGTTGTAGGCATTCTTCTGGCTCTGGCTCAGGCGGTTCTTGTCATAGGTCTTCACCTTCCAGTACGGCACGATGTTGCCCACGGTTGCATTCCAGATGGCGAATACATCTCGCATCCCGCCGCTGATCGGGAAGCCGCTGATCTGGCTAATGCTCTGCAGCGTCTTGTAGATCTTGCCCCACTCGGTCATGTTGCCGTAGTAGGTAACCTTCGTCGGCTTCTCAAGGTCTCCGGTCGCCAGCTGCACGGTCTCTCTCCAGATCTCAAACACCTTGATCAGGTTGCTGATCCCGCCGAAGATCATGTCAGAATTCTCATAGCCCTGCAGCAGGCTCCAGATGTTCTTCGCATAGGGGATCTTCCCGGTCAGAATCACATCCTGGAACATGTTCCCGTCGAGGATGCTGTCCTCACCAAGGAATGCCTGCAGGAACTTATCGATTGCGGTCTCGTCATCGTCATCGTCCCGGATCGCGTCCGCAATGCTCTCAGCGATGGCGGATACCACAGCGCTGGACATGTACACCGTGAATGCTCTCCGCAGCGTCTCCGAATTGCGCTGCCATGCACCCTGCCTGCCGTTTGCCCGCACATCGTTCTCATAGGTAATGTAGGCGTCCATCATAATGTTGTAGCTCAGCGTCGGCTCTGCCATGAATGCCGTGAGGTTCTTATCCCAGAAGCTGTGGCTGCGCATCAGCTCGGATCTGGTCAGCGTGCTGTCCATCACCTGGCTGCTGTAAACCACTTCACGGAAGAGATCTGCCGTCTTCTGCATCAGATCGTCGCCGGTGATGCCGGGATTCATGTCCTGTGCCTGTAGCTTGCAGGCAATCCAGAGGCGGCCCCACGTTACCTGGTCTCCGTGCTCTGCCATCTTCATGGATTTCTCCACCAGCTTGTCACGGATGGTCTCGTTGTGCTGAATCTGCTGCCGCATGCTCCGGCTAATGTTGGTGTCGTAATAGCCCAGGCTCTTCCAGATTGCCGTTCCGGAGTGCTCCATGGCCTCCTTGATCCCGTTCTTGTAGGCGAATGCCCGGATCAGGTTTCTCGGAGAGATCACGGTCTGTGCCCTCACATAGGCTGTCGGCTGCAGCATCGCCACACGCAGGTTGGCACCGACGGATGCGATCTTGTAATTGCTCATCATCCGGCTCGCCAGATCCGTGCCTCGGTCGCCGCTCTCGGTCACGCCGTTGATGTCCTTCATCAGCGTCCGGAAGTACCGCTTCGCCTGCTCGCCGTAGGCCTGTTCCATGGCTGCCTGCATGGTCACGGTGTTGTAGGCTCCGTCACCCAGGTCAATCCGCTCTCTGTAGTTGAACCATTTGATCGCGTCGAGGATCGGCAGGCCCAGCGCGTTCAGCTTTGCCTGATCGGCCATGTGGTCGGCAAATGTGTCGAATATGTCATTGACCACCAGTGCGTTGCTGGCTTTCGGGTTCAGGCTCTTGCTGCTGCTCAGGTTCAGCAGGCGGAACATACTGTTCTGCTGCGCGTCCGTGTCAGCCATCGGTCTGGTGTTATCGTCCGTCCGGATCGGGTAGTAGTTCTCGCCCTCTGTGTAGAATTCATAGCCGAAGCGCCGCATGGTGATCTCATTGCCCCATTTGGCTCCCTGTTCCGCCATGTACTTCTGCAGGGTGTTGGCCACTTCCCGCTGCCGGTCAGTCAGCGTGTCCAGGACATTCACGATATCGTCAGCTGTCAGATGATAGTGCGTCGTGTCTGTGATGGTGCGCTTCTGGCCATTCGCGGTGGTCTCGATGTTGCCGATCCGGATGCCGCCCTTCGTGATGTGCTGCACGGCCTGCGGTCTCTTCAGCAGCATGGCCAGCTCCATGATCTGTGCTGTGGTCATGCGGATCTCACTGCCGTCCTCCAGTGTGAAGCTGTGCATCTCCTTCTTCCAGGCGTTCACTTCCTTGTCGGTGTAGGCTTTCTCCGTGAAGCTGATGATCTGCTGTGCATGCTGAGCCAGTTTCTCCCAGCCGCGTGTCAGCCCGTCAAAGATGCTTCTGCCGCCCTGTCCGAATCGCTTCATCGCATAGTACGGTGTGGCGTCCTTCCATTTCAGGAACTTTGCGATCATGCTGCTGTCGCTGTCTCTGGCCTTGCCCAGCTTCTGCATGGTCTCAATGTCCTGTGCTGCCGCCTCTCTCACGCTCTCATACCGGGCATTCGCCATGAAGCTGTTCATGTTCCGGATGCCGGCTGTGAGTGTGGCGATCAGATTGCTCAGATCCTTCAGCTCAGCTGCACTCATGGTGTTGATGGTGTAGGTCTCGCCGGTCTCCATGGCTTCGGTCACACGCTGTGCCATGTCCTGCAGCACCTGCTGCATGTCCGGCCCGATGTCAATGTAGCCGCCCAGATCCTGCTGCACGTTTCCGTCGCCGTCGATGTACCGCTGCTGATTCTGCAGCATCTGCTGTAGCTTCTGCAGCCGTGCCCCGAATTTGACGTCATTTTGGGTCTGCTCGCCGCCGCGCAGTGCACGCTTGGATGTGAAGTCGATTGCCGTCAGGAATTCAAGCAGAGGCGCTTTGATGGCTTCCGGCACATGTTCCTTATCGCTGTTTTTCATCAACCAGTCAGACAGCTTCTTCACCTGCTGCTGGATCTTCTTCCGGTACTTGGTGGATCCGGCTGCCTCGTTCCGGCGTTCCCTTGCCCGGTCTGCCAGATCATGGTAGTAGTTTTTCAGAGCGGAGATCCTTTCATTTGCTTTCTCCCGCTCTCGCATTGCGGCTTCCGTTGCACGGGCCCGGCCTTCTTCCCTCAGCTGGCTGTAGCGCTCTCTGGCGGATGCTCTCAGCGTTTTGTAGCGGCTCTCGGCATTGTCCAGTGCAATGCTCAGATCGTAGATGGTCTCGGCCATGCGCTGTGCTTCCTTCTCGCTCAGCTCACCCTGTCTCTCCAGCTCACGGATGGATTCCATCAGTGTCTTCTGGCGGCTCTGTGCCGAATCCAGTGCGGTGGTCAGATCGTAGATGGTAGCTGCGGCACGTTCTCCGGCTCTCTCAGCTTCCCGTTCTGCAGTCATGGTTTCCTGCCTTGCCTCGTCGAGTCTGGCTTTCTGCCGGTCTGCCTGCGTCGGAGGGGTCGGCCTCATGATGCCATCCATCACATCAAAAGCAATCCGGTTGGCAAGCTCCTCGGTGGCCTCGCCCATGTAGTCCTCGTTTGGGTTCACGGTGATGCCCTTCGCCCGCTGGAACATGTCTGCGATCACCTGGATCTGTTCGCCCTCGTTGGCCACATTCGGGAAGTATGCCTCACCCCATGCCTGCTGCAGCGTCTGGTAGAAGCCGCCGACGGTGGTATATCCATCACGTCCGGCAGATTCTCCGGTGCCGCGTTTCGCCAGTGTGAAGTTGCCGAAGTTTGCCTTCCGGAATGCGTCGTATCCGTCTGCAGTTCCCAACTCTCCGATGAAGTCCTCGTCTATCGTCAGCTTCTTGCCTCTGATATCATCCGCGATACCACGGTATGTGGCAAGCTCTCCACCAAGGTCATCGACCACTTCCGCATTCTCGACGAGCTCCGCCGCAATCGCTCTGGCTCTCTGCTTCACGGTGTCCGCATCGATCTTCTTGTTCTGCAGGATGTAATCGCCCATGGCTTTCAGCTCAGCCGCCACGCGGGACGCATCAGCCGTGCTGCTGTGGTCCTTCACCAGCTGCCTTGCCAGCCGGTTTGCATCGCCCTGCCGGACTTCCGGTGTCTTGGTCAGCTTCAGGGCCTTTTCCAGTCTGGCAATGGTGGTGTTCTGCTTGTTGGTCAGTTCATTCAGGGCATTGACTGCATCCTTCAGTGCGTTGTTCTCGGCCTGAATCATGGCATAGGCCATTCTCCTGCCTGCATCCTCGCTTGAAGTGTCATCGCCGGTGTTATCCCATTTCTGATACCAGGTGGAATATGGGCTGCTACGCATCGCATCATACAGCCGCTGCGCTTCTGCCTCGTCCTCTGCCGTCAGTGTTCCGCTGTCGATCAGCTCCCGGAGATAGTTTACTTCCTTGTCCACATTCAGCTTGCCCATCTCATAGCCAGGATAGTACAGGCTCGGATGCTTCTTGCCGTACCACTCTGCAAAGGTCTTGTTCTGAGCAATCCGCATCTCCGTCCAGTTATCCTGCTGCATCACGGACAGGTGCTGAATCAGTGCGTCCATCAGCTCGTAGGCTTGTGTCTTCTCGTCGCCGTATAGATTCTTGGACAGTTCAGACAGATCCTCAACGATCCGCTCAGCGCCTCTGATATCTCCATCCACTGCATACCGGTCAAGCTCCATCATCTCGCTGATCTCGTCATCACTGAGATAATAATTGCTGTCCTCCGGCACGCTCTGGAAGTAATCACGCACGCGGGCTTCCAGTGCATCAGCATCCTCGATCCGCTGCCGGATCTCCGGAGCCATCTGCTCGTCCCATGCCTGGAACTTGGCTTTTTCCACACTGTTCAGCTTTTCCAGACGGTCTGCCTCATCTCCGGCTTTGTAGGTCAGTACATTGTAGCCTATCTGGTTGAGCTGATCCACCACGTCCTGGTCCGCATTGTCCGGAAGGATATATGCAAGCGCTTCCTCCGGGTATACGATTCTACGCGGCTTTGCTTCAAAATACGGGGCAGGCATGTTCTGTACGTCATTTCGGAGCGCCCAGAGATCATTTGCCAGCTCTTTGCTGTAATTAATCCACTGTGCCTCTCGCCTCAGCCTGGTGTCCATATTCTGCTTGCTGGTAGAATCTCTGAGAGTTTCCAGAAGAATTTCTTGAGCGCTATCCATCACCTCCCACCGTTCACTACCATTGGCAGCTCTCTGTGTCAGTTCATACAGCCTGTCCTGAAACCCTTTCATATAGCTGTCATAAACATCATCTGAAACGTGCGTTCCTAAGAGTCTCCCACTATCGGCACGCATCTCTTCCACGTTCCGGTATGCTTTTGTGGCAGCCCCTCTAAGGTTGACGCCCATAACGCCGACGCCGCGTTCCTGTTCTTTCTGCATCTGAGCAACGATGTTTTCCAGTGTGGCAGGCACATGCCGGGCTTTAAAGCTTCTAACATTGCCGGAAGGTGTGTAATAGTCCTTTCCGTTCGGAATTCCCTTGTCTTTGATAAGATCGGAGAACTGTTCCTCTATCCATTCCTTGTATCTAGGATCATTAAGAACTTCTGAATTGTTTCTTAGACTTCTGTCAAGTGCATCGTAATCCGGAACGACCTTTACAGAGTAGTTGTTCTGCTTGTAGTTTTCCCATGCTCGCTTGAAATCATCCGGCCATACTCCTCTGTTGTCGTATGGCTTACTTTCACGAGCTTTCTTTTCAAGCTTTGTTCCGTCATACTTCTCGGCAAACCATTCATTGAGTGCATCCCGAATCTTCTGGCGTGTTGCATCGTCGTTTTCTTCCATCGCCTCCATGCCGCCAGTACCGAAAGCATCAAACACAGCAAGCACTTCTTCGTTTGAAAAGTTGCCTCCTGTGAACAAATCTCCCGCCTTTCCAGATATTTGCGGTTCCTGTCCAATGCTCTTCAGATAGGCATATTTCACGGCACTGATATCTTTCACTGCCGCAAATATGTCGCCTCTGTTGTACTGAAGCTTTCTGGACACATCGCTCTCTTCCAGATAAGAAGATCCTTTGAGGCCGCTGAACACATCTTCCCCAATCATCTTCCGGAATTTCTTATGATACCGGTACATATCTCCGACGTCGTACTCCTCAATAGGTTCTGTCGGTGTCCATGCGTCGTTGCTGTACAGCCTGTTCTGCCGGTTTACCTCCGGGTCGATGGTAGAGCGAGGAAACACGATTGATACGTCGCCGAATCCTTCATGAGGTGTTCCGGCCTTCTTAATTGCGATAGACGGGAAAGGCACGCCATGCCGCTGCAGCATTCTACGCAGGCCGCTTACGCTCTTGTTGTGCACAGCAATCAGCCTGTCGGTTTCTTCAACGGTGTCCCACATCTGGAACTGTGTTTGGGTATTGCTTTCTTCCTGCGTATCCGCTCTCTGAGCTGCAGCGGGCATTGTTTCCGCATTTTCGGGCACATTTTGCGTTTCCTGAGCATTTTCTGCCTGTTCGCGAGCATTTCTTACCGTATTTTGAGCATTATAGTTCTCCGTCGCCGCCTCAATACCGGCATCCCACAGCCTCTGCATCTCATCCAGCTGATCTTCCATGGCCTTGACGGCATTGTACAGCGGCAGGTTATCCTTGTAGTTGACGTCCTCAAAGGCCGCCTTGAGTCTCGCTGTTATATCCTCGATGTAGTCAGCAATCTTCTCCGCCAGCGTCATGTTCTGCCGTGCCAGCTTGGCAATAGCCTTGCTGTCCTGCAGCATGGTTTGGCAGGCGTTTGCTACCACTTCGTCCAGTGCCTGGTCATAGCTGAGGTTCGGCTCCAGACGGAGCTGCTGCTGCACCAGCCGGTCGAGTTCGCCCTTCTGCAGCACATTGGAGATGATGAACTGCTTCAGCTGCTCATACTCTTCCGGTGCGTACTCCTGCATATAATGCGTCAGCTCATGGCTCAGTGTGGCCGCTGCCAGTGCCTTGTTGGCTGCCATACCGGCATTCACGTTGATGTACACCGTGCCGCCCTGCACGTAGGCGCCCTGGTTGCCCTTGGCATCTCCGTCAAAGAAGACATAGTCCACATTCACGGCGTCGGCCAGTGCTTCCACCATGGCCACCACGTTCTTCTGCTGTCTGGTAAGCTTGCTCCGGTCAACACCGTTCACCTTCTCGCCGTTGATGGTGCCGCCCTCAAAGCTCACCGTGCCCTGCTTGCGCTTGATCGGCTGCCGGGCCTGCAGTTTCTTCCGTTCGTCCTCCAGTGCCTCAATTACCTTCTGGGTGCCGTCCAGATCGTCTCTGAGCGCGTTTGCCTGCTCAAGGGCATTCTGATATGCCTCGGTTCCTTCCTGCCCGTTGGCGGCCATCTCGTCGAGATATTCCATGGTGTCGTTGTATGCCTGCTGTACGTTCTTCAGGTGCTGCCGTGCATCCGTGAGGGTTGCATTCACTGCTGCCAGTCCTTCGGTCGCCGTCACATCCTGTGCGCTCATGGCCTGCTGTGCCGCCTGCCGGATCTCGGCAAGCTTGGCACCGGCCTCCTTCACCTGCGTCTGCTTCTGCTCATAGATCTTGCTGCCCAGGCTCTGGGCAAGCTCCAGCTGTGCGTCTGTCAGATAGGTGATCATGGCCGGGGAATTGCTTTCCCTTGCAGCGGCTGCGGCCTTTCGGACATCCTGTCCCTGTGCCGCATAGAGATTGATGGCCTCATCCATCGCCGCTGCGTATCTGCCCACTTCCTGATCGCTCTCATACACGCTGTAGGCTGCCGGTGCATTGGGCCCGATAGCGGAGAGTGCCACCATCAGGTTCCTCACGTTCTCGTCGAGGCCCGCATCAGCTGCCTCCTGGTAGCTCACCGTGCGCTCCGTTCCGTCATCAAAGGTCAGCCGCACCCGGTTCTGATCTCCGTCACGCACAAAGTCCACCTTGGCCTGCCGCCCTTCGTACTGGATGGTAGCGCCCTTGGTGTCTGCTGTTCCAGTCTGGTCTACCTCACCGGCACGCACCCGTTCCAGGTACCTGCGTACCCGGCTCTGCTGGGTTGCCTCACGCTGCTGATCGGCCCGCTGCTGATTCTCTGCCTGCAGAATGTTCTGGACGTAGGCGTGCATGTTGCCCGTGCGGGAGGCGATCTCCTGCAGCGTGCGTGCCTCGCCCATCGTTATGGTTCTGCCCTTACGTGCTGCCATAGCGCTTTCAATCTGCGCAATGCTGGCCTGATCGGCTTCCTGTGCCGAGTTCTTTGCTGCCTTTATCAGAGCACTGGCATCGCCATTGAAGGTTCTGCTGTCAGAAACGCTCTGCACTGCGCTATTCGCTGCTACCTGCCCGCCTCCGAGTACGCCGCCGACGACAGCGCCGCCGAGGAATTCCTGTCCGGCTGTGTACGGGTTGATGATTGCCCGGTTATCCGTCGGATCCAGAGAAAAGATCGGCACGTCCTGCCCGAAAAAGGACTTAGTCCCGCGTTCGATTGCACCCTGCTGCACTTCTTCCCATGCTTCACCGAGCACGGAGTCCTTAAACCAGTTCACGACGGCAGATTTGTTACCGCTCTCCGCTGCCTGTCTCAGCCGCATCGGAAGGTTCTGAATGCCGCCCAGTGCCTCATCTGCACCGCCGACTTCGACCATGGCATTGAAAAAGCCGTTGGTAAGAGCATAGACGGCAGCATCGTCCTGGTTCATGCCGTCTTCTTTCGCACTCTCATATCCGTCACCGGCAGCCTGCAGGTAGGAAGTCCAGAACTGCGGGTTCCTGAACAGCTTGTTCAGCCCTTCTCTTCCCATCATGCCGATAGCTTCTACTCCTCTTGCATTCTGCATCCCGGAGAAGTAGGACAGCCCGGAGGTAGTTACCTGTGCCGCCTGCATTGCCTGCGTCGGTGCCAGGATAGCCGCCTCGATGGCCATCGGGATAGCGGCCACGGTGGAAGTGCCAAACTGGTCAATGATCTGTGCGGCCCTGCTGGTGTTTGCATTCTTTTCATACTTGGCTTCAGCATTTGCTTTGCCTGCCTGTGCATCGGAAACAAGGAAGTCCAGAGCGCTCTGCCCGTTCTTAATCCCGGCATAGTTCGTTCCAAAAATGGAGTTGATCGTGTCGATGGCCCCGTTGATGGTTGTGGTTGCTATCGCATTCGCCCCGTCGGCCAGATCTCCGAAAAGCCAGTTGCCCACCTTGCTGTTGGTGATCTTCTTCCCGATATCGTTGAAGATCCCGACGCCGCTCCAGAATCCGGCATTCGCCTGATTGGCTCCTTTGACGGCTGCGCCTTCGGCCAGCTTTCCCCAGTCAGTCTTTCCGCCGGTCACCTTGGTGCGGTCTACGCCCAGCAGCTTGTCCGTTACCTTCTGCAGAGTTGTCCGGTTGTCCGGCTGCCCCCAGTTATTCTCCGCCTGTGTCTGCATAACTCTCTGGACGTAGGCGTTTTTCCTGTCCTGCATGACAGAATTTGCTTCATCGTACCATTTCTGGTTCTCAGATAGATCGGTTCCATACTGCTTCGATATAGTATCAAGCTGTCTCCTCGCGCCTGTTATCTGATCCTGGTACTTAATCCGATCCTGTACGGACGATTCTTTATCGCTATTCAGATAATTTGTTATGCCTTGTGAGCGTGTATTCAGCTCATTCAGCATCTCATTCGCTTCATCCACTGATCTCGGCTGGTAAATGCCTATTTTCTTCGCAGATTCTCTGAATGCGCTTGTCTTGTTTGCCATAGCTCCTCCTTACTTCTGATAGGAAGATACATTCCTTCTTGCCATTGTGTCATATCTGTATTTGCTTAGTAGCGCATCGAGCTGCGCCTGCGTAAAGTTCGCCATGCCTGCATCGAGATCTGCCTGTGCAGATCTTACAAGGTCTTCCACCTGCCCGCTGTGCTTTGCGTTTGCAAGTGTGCTCTCCACCTCGCTCAGTGTCAGCGCATCTCCGGATCCGGCGCTCTGTCCGTCAAGCGGGCCGCCGATAAAGACGTCACCGCCTCCACCGCCACCGGAAGATCTGCTTCCACCGCCGGAAGATCTACCACTGGATCCACTTCCGGAGTTGTAGGTGTTGTACTGCTTCAGGCCGAATTCCTGCTCCCACTGGCTATCGCCCACGGAATCACGGTAACGCTGATATGCCAGCTCATCCTCATACCGCTCATCGCTCACGGCGTCTCTCCATCTGCCGTATGCGGTCTCATCGTCATACCGATAATCGCTCAGCGCATCTCTGTACCGGCTGTAGCCCAGCTCGTCTGCATAGCGGGCATCTGCCACCTCGTCACGGTAACGGCCATATCCGATCTCATCCTGGTAGCGGGCATCGTTCAGAGCGTCACGGTATCTGCCGTAGCCCTCTTGCTCCGCCTGGATCCGCAGGTTATTGTTGTAGACGGCTCTCTCATAGTCCTCCGCCTCCTGTGCCTGCATCAGTGCGAGGTTGTAGTTGTAATCGCTCACGGCATCACGGTAGCGCCCATACTCGGTGTCTCTCAGATCTCCCAGCATGCTGTACTGTCTGTAGAGCTCATCGCCTGCATCCTGGTATCTCTGGTAGGCCCTGTTCTCCAGCTCGATCTGCTTGTCCGCCAGTGCTGCCATGTACTGGTTGTAGGCTCCCTGTCCCGCAAACTGAGCATAGGTGTTGCCGTAGCCGCCTGTGAGGGCTGCAGCCTGTCCCATGGTGTCACGCATGGCCTGCTGCCCCAGCTGCGTGTAGCGGGTCGCATAGTCCTGATAGAAGGGATCATCCTCCGCACTCCAGCTGAAGGGATCACGGTTCACGATGTTCTGATAGGCATCATTCAGCATCTGGTCGTACTGGTTGTTGTAGGTTGGTCTCTCGCCCAGATCTGCTGCGATGCGCTGCATGGCGTCGCTGTATGCCTGCCCCACCGGCCCCATCATGTAGTTGAGGGAATAGTCCGGTGCATTGCTCTCCGGCGTGCCCACGTTCTCATAGTATTTGGATCCGTCATAGGGTCCAGGCATCTGCACATTGCTCTCATAGGGTGCAGGCTTCTGCCCGCTGCCGGTGTAGCTGCCTGTGGATCTGGTTGTTCTGCTGTAGCTGCTCGATGCGCTGCCTGCTCCTGATCCTGCCCCCGTTGGGGTTGCTCCCTGCGTGATCGGCACGCCGCCCAGTGTGGTCTCGACACCGTCAAAGGCGCTGCTTCGCTGCGTATTCCGGACGATGGTGTTTGTGTCCGGGATGTATGCAGGTGGGGTGGACAGGTTGGCATAGTCTGCCGGTGTTGCGATTTGCCGGTTGCCTGCCGTCCCGGCAGATATCACCAGGTTGCCCTTCTCGTTGAAGGGTAATCCGTTTATGTCGTAATAGATCATTCTACCTCTCCTTCCTCCGTGATAACATCAAATTCCACGTAATCCGGAAACTGCTCCGCCAGTGCTGCATATCCGGTTGCTATGGTCTCCATCACTACAAAAGCCTGTGCCATCAGCTGGCACTCGTTCCTGTGGATGAATGCGTGAAACTGTGCGGTCTTCTCGTTCCGCACCACCACACCGTGCATGTCCTTCTGGATCTGGAAGACAGCCTCCAAGGTATTTGCCAGTGTGCTGCAGGCAGCACATACAAGGTCTTCGCCCTTCTCAGCCTGTCCGGCATGGCCCTTCACAATCAGGTCAAGGGTCTTCGGATAGTAATGCACCTTTGTCATTTTGTGCTCCCTCCCGGCTGTGCCGATGTGGCTGCTCTCTCACGGGCATTCTGTACGATGGTAGCCTCCTGTGGCTCTCCTGTGTTCACCTTCACGGGCTCCACGCTACCGCCCGTCGGCATGGCTGCTCCTGTGTCTCCGGTGATCGCCTGGCTGAGGCCCTGCACCATGCCCGGCTCATAGCGTGCCGCCAGCTGCAGTGCAAGCTGCTGCCACTGCCGCAGCTGCGTGAACAGGGTTCCGTTCTGTGCTACCTTCTGCTCCACCTGCTCCTTGCTGTCGAAGTCCATGATGCTGAGGCAGGCTAGGCTCTGGTCTGCATTGTCAGGCCGGAAGAATGCCGCGCTGTACAGCTGCAGCGCCAGCTCGTTCTGTGCCATCTTGGTATAGCTGGTGTTCTTTTCCGGTACGACGTCAATGTCATACTCCGGAACCCGGTAGCCCATATTCACTCCGCCGATCATGCCCTGCCACTGCGGCTGCATGCCGGTGTTGTCAAAGGCAACGTACATATCCTGCCCCATGTCGCCGGTGATCCGGAACTGCCTCGGCAGGTCATAGTGCTGCCGGATCAGCTCGCATACCATGTAGCCGATCTTTGCTACAGCCCGGTAGGAAGTGAGTGTGCTGTCACGGCTTGTCTTTCCGGAAGCCTCCTGCAGGGCTGCATAGGCGCTCGCTGCGGTCACGCCGGACTGCTTGATGCCGTTGCCTGCTTCGGTGTTGCCGGTGGTCTCTCTCATCTCCTGGATGGTGCTGTTCAGCACGGAAAGCTGATCACCTGTCAGCGGTTTTCCTTCGATAGGCCGCAGCTCCTGCTCGTCGATCTGGCCGTTGACGTGCACGATGGATTTGTTCGTGTCGAGGAATTCCGCCTCATTGATCCCGCCGTCCGTGCGTTTGAAGTATCTCGGCTTCGCATTCGCCATCACGTTTGCCATGAAGCTCTGATTCATCAGGTCAATGCGTGTCATGGCGTTGGCAGCCACGTCGATATAGCCGAAGCCCACCGGGGATTCCTCCAGCGGATACAGAACATCAAACTCATAAGGATACAGGCCATGGTCATAAAGCCCGTCAGCCGCTCTGGTGTGGACTGCAGAAATTGTGCCGGTCATCGGATCTCTGTCGGTCTTGAATACCTCATTGTCGTTCTCTGTGGCGTACAGAACGGTCTCGCCCACGTACTTGCAGTAATGCAGCTTGCCTCTCCGCTTGTAGTACACGTCGATCAGTGCTACCTTGTCATCCGTCGGCACGTTGTCCTCCGTCGGGATCTTTGTCGGCTCAATGCCTCCGTTCCGAAGCTGCCGCACGTCCAGATCCGGATAGTCATCCTGGAGCTGCTCGATGTCAACCAGCTCCACGTCAAAGAAGCATTTGCTATCCTGTATGTCCGTGATGCCCGGCTCCCAGAACAGATTCAGCAGGCTGCGTCTCAGGATGGAGATATCCCCCAGCCCGTGCAGCTTGTTCTGATCCCATACCACCTTGTAAACGCCGGTGCCGGTCTTGATCTTCTGCCAGCCCGCCATGTCATAGGTCTCCTCAAAGTTGTTCTGTTTCAAGACGACAGGCACAATCTTGCTCAGCATCTTGGCCTCGGCCTTGTCATCCTCCGCCCGTGCAAGGAAGTTCAGCGTCGGATATGCCTCATGGTAGTCTGCATGCTTGCTTGCCAGCACGTTGAACAGCCATGCGCTCCGTGAGCGGAAGCCCTTCTTCAGATCTCCGTAGTCTGTGTTCGGGTCCTCAGCAAACTCATTGCGCTGCTGCCACCATTTCTCCGCATCCTGGAGCCGCTTCTCCAGCTTTGTCTTGCCGCTCTTGTACCGGCTCAGCAGCTCGTTCCATTTCCTGCACTGCTCACTGTCCACCGGCTGCACGTGCTGCATATTCCGCATCGCTCGCAGTGGTGTCTGATCGCTCTGCTCCTGCTGTATAGGCATTCCACGGTCAGCAGGCTGGTCTAAGCCGCCCTGCTGCATGGGCAGCCTTGTGTATTCGTCCATGCGTTATCTCCTTTTCTTGTCCTTGAATTGATCCAGCGGATCGTAAAATATCTGCTTCTCTTTCACCGGGCGCATCGGTGAGATCGGCCTGTCCATGCAGGCATACCGCGTCTCATCCGCCACGTGATCCTCTAGCTTGGTGTCGAGGTCTTCCACCTTGTGCTCGTCGTACATCATCAGCGGTATGGTTCGGATAAATGCCTTGCAGTTGGTAAAGATATACATGCGGGCCAGTCCCCGCTCATCAAATTGCAGGCGGTAGTGCACCTGCATCCAGCCTGGGATCCTGTCATTGTCTCCCGGCCTAAAGAACAGCCCGTACTTACTGGCTGTCTCTGCTATGCTCTCGCCACGGCTGCCATCCCAGATGGCCGGATCCGCGACGCCGTCAATCTTCTTTCCCTTCAGCCATGGGTGTGTCCGCTCGATTCTGGCGATCTCGGCGAACTGCTGGTCAGGCGTCCACTTAACACCCTCATTAGGTGTGTCCGTGCATCCGTACAGCTCCAGGATCCTGTACATTACCCCGTCATAGTCCACGGCCCACCATGCGCAGGAGAAGGGTTTCCCGTAACCGAAGTCATAACTCCGGAAGATGTTCCAGCCTCTGGCCTCGCCCACGCTCAGATCAAAAGGATCGATCACATGGCACCAGCGGTGATCCTCCCGCAGCTTCTCCCTGTCATCCTCGCATCCGTGCTCGACGGCCGCCGTCACATCCGGCTCGATCCGGAAGTCCTCAAAGAACTGGCCCTCAAAGACGTCCCAGTCTCCGTACAGCCATGCCTTTCTCAGCTTGGGCGGCAGGTTCATCAGCTCGCTCTTGTACTCCGGCTTTGCTTTCATCAGCGGCTCATTGTCCGACAGCAGCGCCTGGATAAATGCATAGCGGCTCGGATCCTCATCCTCTTCGAAATGCCGGTCGATGAATAGCCGCTTGAAATATCCGTGAGAGGGCCCGCCGGGGTTCAAGGTGTAGTACACTCGCTTTGGCAGCCCGTTCGGTTCACGGATCATCAGCACCATCTTCTTGATCCATTCCTCCTGCAGCTGGCATGCTTCTTCCAGGAAGATCACGTCATACTCAGCTCCCTGATATTGGTCAAGATCCGCCTCGTTTCTGCAGTATCCAAACGATATGACAGATCCATTCTTGAATGTGAATTCCTTATCTGCTGCGTTATACTTTGCTAGCGCATCCTTCCTGCCGACTCGCAGGATCTTTTTCAGCGGATTGATATGGTTGTTCTTCAGCTCTTTCAGAGTTTTACGGACAATGAGGATCTTTATTCCGGCAAAGGACAGTGCCAGGATCACAGCCATCCATCGAGCGATCCAGCTCTTTCCGCCTCCTCTCGCTCCTCCGTAGGCCACATGATCCTGCTTTGCCAGCATGAACTGCTTCTGTTTCGGATTTGGTTCCGGCATCACAATCTCTGTCATCCGATAACCCCCTGTACTTCCTTATCGCTCATGCCGGTGATGCGGAAGACAATCTCGTTGTCCTCCTGCTCCTGATCACGTTCGGCCTCCCGGCGCAGCTTGGCGATGCGGGCTTCCTGTTCTCGGCGCTCAGCATCGGTCTGAATGCCTTTGACGGCAGCAATGTCCTTCAATGCTCCGGTGAGGCTTCGGATGTCCTGTGCGTCCAGCTCGTCCCAATTTGACAGCTTTTCTGTGATTGCCAGTATTGCGAGGTCAGCTGCCTCATATATTTTGATGGCCTTCTTGACTTCTTTTGTGGCGCAGGCGTCCACGATCCGTTGCGTCTTGTTTGCGCTACTCTTGCGCTCATGCACCACCCACTTTTCTTTTTCACAGTGTCTGCGCAGGGTTGAATAGCTCACCCCATGCTTCTCTGCGAGTTTCCTGGTGCTTATGCCGCCGCGGATATACTCTGCTTTTATCTTGGCCCAGTCAGCCATGCTAACTCCTTTCCCATAGTCTGGTTCTTCCCTAAAATGCTAACAAAAAAGGGCTACCAAGTGGTAACCCTCTCCTGCTGATTTTGTTATGTCTCTCGGATCTTGATGTGGTGCACCCAGAGCATTAGTTTGCGTTTGATCACGTACAGATTATACGCTGGGCCATCCTTGTAGCCCTTCACATCCTCCACCACCAGATGGTTTCCCTCCATGTAGGTATAATCCGCAATGTAATTGCATGCCCGTTCCACGCACTTGCCGTTCTGGTACTGTGCCGGGATCAGCTCAAACTTCACCTGCCGTTTCAGATCCGTGATCTTCCCGGTCTTCTGTAGGAAGCACAGCTGCTGCCATCTTTCCGCTTCCTTGTTGCTGTCGAAGCCCTTGGTTTTCCTATTGCCGTACTTCGTCTTGTTTCTGTACCAGTTCATCGTCTGCCCACCCATAGCCCAATTAGGATACAGACAATCACTGCGAAAACAAAAAGCAGTACCTCCGCTATAAATTTTGATATCCAGAACATAATCATTACTTCTCCCTCCCCATCTGCTCATCGTCGTATTCCACGTGCTCTATCTGCAGATCCTCATCGCAGCTGTAGTTCGGGCACTCGTCTCTGTATTCGCACTCGCCCTTGTTCTCATGCGTCCAGAATGGGCAGCGCCAGTTATCGCATGGTTTCATCTCTTTGCTCCTTTTCGGATTCGATCTCGGTATCTTCTGTTTCGATAAAAAGCAGTATTCCCTCAGCAACATCCATCCAGTCGAAAGATTTAACTGGGCCGTCAAACAGCACTCTTCGATCCCTGTCTCGCTTTTTTACATCGCTCAGAGAATCGATCATTTCTTGGACGGTAACGTATTCGCTGTTATCGCATGGCTTCATGTTTTGGCTCCTTGTATGGTTCATCCCACCACTGTGCATCCTGGTCAATCATGCAATGAGTAGGAAGTTCAAACACTTCTTTGAACTTATCGGCATTGGTTATGATGGGATTCTCTTTGCTCCATTGTTCAACCGTGCTTGTAATCGTCAGATATTCGCTATCGGTTTTGTTGCGTACTCCTGTACCTAAACATTGCTTGCCCGTTAGTGGGCAACCTTCACACCCAAAGCGATGAATGTAAGAATTACACATTCGCCTGTACTCTTTCAAAAATTCAAGTGGTTCCATAATCATCCCTCCGCTTCAATGATGGTGGGAGCCAGTCTGATTATCTGCGCTGCATCTTCGGCAGAATAAAAAGGCTCCGTTCCATCAAATCCGCTGTATGGGGCATTGTCAATGTCAGCAAACATCTGTTCCAGTCTGTCAAGGTCACCAAGCCGCCCATGCGGTTCATTGGCATCGATGAGCGGGCAAAAATCAGGACGGCTTCCCATATAAACAAAATCATGTTGTTTGTTGCATCCATTCCACCCAAACGGACAGACAATGCAGTCTTTCGGCATCTCCATGCCTTTGATATAAATGCCCATTTCATTCCTCCGCTTCCATACGCTCTGTCGATTTTCTGAACACTTCCGTCACATGCTTTGCAGTTTCCTTATCCGGCGGTGTGTACGTATCGTACAGGCCGTCGCCAGTGCGAACAACTTCAACGAGAGGACAGTTGCGAGCCCGTTCTACAAATCTGCCGTCTGTGTAATTCGGCGTATACGTTATCTTGCATCTCAAGTCTATTCCGTATAATGGGCAGTCATCGCACCCTTTCGGCATCTCCATGCCCTTGACAAGTGTGCTCACGCGCCCACCTCTTTCAGCTCGCAGTTTTCATCCCGCACCAGCATCAGCTCCCGGAGCCTGTTCTTCGGCAGTTCCCGGTGATGAATCGTGCATTCGATATATGAGCCATGCCCGCCGTTTGCGACTACGGCATGGAAAAACGGGCATGTCAGGCAGTTGTCCGGAATCTTCCAGCCAGGTATCACTACTCCTTCAGTCATTGGTGTCCTCCCTTTCTTTGTACAGAGCGCAATGTTTGGGTGTAAAATAATGATATCCATGTCCATCACACCAGTATTGCCCTTTCCAGTCTTTAAAGGGCATGTGTTTGCATCTATCGCACATAGAGCCTCTTTTCACTCCGCTTGCCCTTCTTGCTATGAAGTTGCAAAACAGAACTACGGCAAGGCCAAGCAGCATCCCAATATAATACCAAGCAATAATCATGTTTCACCTCACACACGGAAATGAGATTGCCAAGCCAATCTGTCCGGTATAGACGGAATGTATGCCCAGCATTTAATATGGAGTCCCGCTAATGTCGTAGGCTCAAATATCAACTTTGGGTCTGGAAACTCGCCATGTTTTTCAAAATACCTATCAAAATCCGGCACTCCGTCGTATGTTTCTGACACGTTCAACGGATGGAATGTCCACCAAGCTGTTCCTTTTTGAAAGTCATCGTGAAGCTGAGCAGTGTGTTTACTGAAGTATCCAACATAGAAATTGCCTATTTCATCTGCTGCGAAAACGATATCACTTTGCTCTCTTTCACGTTCGCAAGATGTTTTCTCAAAGAGCCTCAGATAATCTATCTCATCGTAATTTGGAAGATCACACTTCACATCAATCCATTCAAAAGGCTGCATCATGTTTCCTCCTTCGGCTTAAACCAGTTGAATTCATCGGTCATAATCCAGAGTTTGAGCTTGTTGTCATCCACATCTATGCTTTCTACGATCAGATCTCCCAGCAAATCGAGGATGCAGCATGACACAGAGTTGAATTCTACCCATGTCCACTCTTCGCACTCTGGGCAGATAATTACCGGCAAACTAAGTTCGTCATAATTGGAGTATCCAGCCGATCTGATCATCGGCAAGATGGCTCGAAGTTCTATTCCGTCATGCTCAGGGAAGTTATGAAATGCTTTCTTTTCGTCCATCTTTATCATTCTCCATAAAAGGGGCACCGGTGGATCCTTGCCGGCGCCCTCTGCAAAAGCGGCAGGATGGGCATGTTTTGAATCATTTTCATGTGCAAAGGAGAAATTCACACACGACGTAAACAAGCTTTTATGGAGATCCTCCTCTTTTTCAGTATAGTTTAAATTTCCTGCCGCTGAGCATACTTAATCTTGCAGCTCTCTCATCCACTTTGGCATTTTGCGCTTCCACCACCAGTGTGAGACGAGCTTCCATCTTGGCGGTTCTTTTTGCATGTAATGCCGATAGTCAGCGCCGCATTTCATATACCAGTTATACTCCCGTTTTCGCTGCCGCCGTCTCTTACTCACTTTGCTCTCCTTTCTCTGAGATCAGGATCACTGGCAGTTTCTCGATCCGGAAGCCAATCGCCTGGGTAACCAGCTTGCATGGTTCCACGCAGTGTTTCTGGCCCTTCGTGATCTCCGCCAGCTGATCCTTAATGATATTCATAACGTCCTCCTTCCGGAGCACTTCAATCATTTCGTTTTGCCTCCCTGTATTTCTTGCTGTCCATCCATCTGGGATCATAGTCCTCGGCATCTCCCCGGATCGCCCTGGTGAGCATCTGCAGGTGTAGGATCATTCCGTTGATCGTCCGCCTCTGCCCGTTCCGGATCCGCTCCCGCTCCAGGTATATCCACGCTGCGACGATGAATATCGCATACACCGCAAAGCCCCAGATCAGGATCTGATCCACCGGCCTCAGCCGGGATATCAATTCAATCATGTTTCCTCCTTCGGCGGTTCGTACCCGCACATAACGATGTTCACGCTTCCGTCCGGGTTCATGTCGAATCGCTGTTCTGTGCAGTATATTTTTCGGTATACGCCGCACTCCCACACTTCGCCGCCGTTGTCTTCTGCGAATTTACACGGTTTCTCTCGCATCATGTTTCTGCCCTTTCCTCCTCTTCCGCCAGCATCTTTGCCTTTGCATACAGGCACTTCCTCCAGTTCTTGCTGCAGCAGTATTCTGTCAGCTGGCTGCTCACAGCCTCCTTTGCCAGAAGATTCATGCTGACTGAATAGACACCGCTGAATCCCTGGCAAATAATCTGTGTTGGGAAATGCTTTTTGTAAAAAGGGCATTTGGCGCTGTGGCTGATCTGCTTATTACCTTTGCTCATCAAATGCCCTCCCTCTCAGATATCCTCAAATACCGTTGGTTCAAACTTCCGCACCGGCTTCTTCTTGCTGGCGGTGACAGGCTTTTTCCATTCCCGGTTCCGCAACCACTTATCAGCACTGTGGAAGTATTTCAATTCGTCCTCATCAGCAGCTGCCACCTGCTTCCTCAGAGCTTCCAGCAGCACTTCCGGTTTAATCTCCTCAATGGCAAAAAGATATTCCTGATAGGTCAGACGGATATCTCCGGTCTTCTTCGGGTATGTGTCCCAGAATTCATCAAAAGCACCTTTCATTGGTGTTGGAGTTTGCTTGCGAATGTTTTCAATATTTGGATTCGTATTCGGATTGGATTCTGGATTGGATTGGATTGGATTACGGGGACATTTGCTATCATCTGATTTCATCTGCTCGCTATTGATATCATTTGATATCGGATGTTCGCACACGGACTCAGGCTCAGGGAATTTGCGCTTTTTTGCCCTTACCTGCTGGTGTTTCTCCCATTTTGTGAGCTTTATGTATCTTCTGCCGTCTGTTCCGATGTATCTTGTGATCAATCCCACGTTATCAAGCTCATCCAACCATGATTTCATCTGATCACATTTGATATCATCTGATTTCAATGGAAAGCATTTGCTTTTTACTATACTCTCGTTTCCGTGAAAGCATCCGTAGTCGTCTGCATTTACTATCAGACGATAGAAAAGGATTTCAGCCATTGGCGATAGGCATTCAAGATCCTCGCTCGTGCAGATGGATTCTTTAATCAGTCTATTCGGCATCTTCCTTGCTCAGGAATGCCTCCGCAATCCTGCCCTCCAGATCGATCTGCTGATCCCTCTTGCACTTTCTTATCAGCTTCCTATTATGACTGAGCTTCTTGAAAACCTCTTTTAGCTCTCTGCTGACAAAGCGATATGTCTCTTCTTCCGTTCCGATCTTAATTCCCTTTCCGCTGTCATCGGAAACAATGACCTTAAAGAACCTATCAGAGTGATTGATCTCCCAAATGTCTTTAGACAGGAGTCTTCTTGCAGTGCTGTCATGGTAATTTGATGTGAAGAATGCTGGATACAGGCTGATGGAATCTGTCACCTGCTCCATACTCGTCCACTTGTTCCCTCTTCCCTGTAGGAAGTCATACAGCTCAGCCTGCCGCTGCTGGTCTACTGTGCGCTCAATTGCCATATCCATTACTCATTCTCCTCCCAAGGCAGTTTTGCTCCGTCCATATCTTCATCAGCATTGAATTCTTCCGAATTTTCCGGGAGAATTTCGCCCGTGCTTTCGTCTACCGTGTAGTCCGTGTATTCGACTGCCTCGTCAGGAATGGCCGTATCGGGGAAATCCTGCTGCGCCAGCGCCATCGCAAGGTTCATGGTGTCCCGGTCTACCGTATCGCGGTACTCGATGCTCATGAGGGCGTATTTCCCGCACAGGCGGCGAATGACAGTCTTCCGGGCCATGTCTTCCCAATTCTCACGCCAGCCTTTTGTCATGTTCTGGCCCTTCCGGTTCCTCTTTTCGTGCTTATTAATCTGCTTAGTTGTCATGTAGATGGTCTTTTCTGCCCCGTTCAAGAGCTTGAAATACCCGGCAAAGCCGATAATCGGCAGCTCGTCGCGCTCGTCCTCGTCCTCGATCCAGTTGAATACGGCCTCGCCGGTCAACCTGTTGTAGCTCACAAGCTCGCCCTCTCTCACGTCCACGGCGTCCGGGATGAACTTATACGCGCCGGTACGGAGACACAGTTGCTGTAATCCCTTGTAACCCGGTACGAACGTGGCCTCCTTCTTCTTGTGCCAGTTGCCGTTTTCGTCCTTGACATTGTTGTTGAAGGGGACGATGTAGGCATAGCCAAGGGTTGGGTCTATCGGCAGGTCGTAGGTGGCTGCCTGCAGCGCGGACTTAATCACGCTCATGGGGGACTGATAGAAAGCCTGCTGAAGATCCGGGTTGTCGTTGATCATGCTCACTAGGGAACTGATGAACTGCGGCGCTCTCTTTCCGAGAAGTTCGTCAAAGCGCTTCCGCATCTTCTCTCCGTCCAGCAGGCCGTTCAACATCTGCATCACGCTCTGCTGTGCTTTGGCCTCCGGGGCCTGCGCCTTTACGGCGGTCTGAATCTTAGTCTGTGCCATTATCTTTTTTCCTCCTTAAAGTAAGTTCATTTTCACGGGCCTCAATGTATGAGCGCCTGCCGAATTCTTCCGGGATCTCTACAATGTATCCCAGCGGCTTGGTACCGCATGTGCCTTTAATATATCCCGCTCTGGCCGGTTCGTTTCCGTTCTCCCGAAACCAGACGCTTTGTCCTTCGTAGAATCTCATTTGCTTCTCTTCTCTGTTACACGGAACACTCTGGTCTGGCTCTTGGCGTATTTGCTGAAGTCGATCCCCGGATAGTCCTTCCGGATCCGGTCACGGTCAAGGCCTCCGGTGTCCTGCAGCTTCCAGCTGACGGAATACATGCCGCAGATCGCCTTACTGGCGGATCCCATGGCTACCTTCACCTGGTTGTCGAGCTCGTCCTGCTGCTCCTTCAGCTGCTTGATCTGCTTCTGGATCAGCGCCCTCTGCTGGAAGATGCTGTCCATGCCGGGCAGCTCCACGGTGTCTCCGTTCTCCACGTTGAAGATCTGCTTAATCGCTTCACTGGTAGATCCGCTGCCGTCGGCAGGCGGGGCTTTTCTGGTCTCCACATACTTCAGCCAGAAGCTGCACTCGGCCTCCATCAGGGCCTTGATCTCTTCCTCGTCCCTGTCCAGCGTGAAGATCCGGAAGTCTCTGCACTCGCTCAGCACGGCAAGGTAGGCCCTATCCGCTCCGGTCACTGCCAGATAATGCGTCATCTGTGCATACCACTGATCCGGATACTCACCGCTCCGGAACTTCTTCACGTTCACGTAGCTGTTGGTGGTCTTGATCTCCAGTATGGAATTCTCCCCGACGACGGAACGGTCGATATTCGCGCATGCCCACGGGTATTCATCGTTCACCAGTGTGAATTTACAGCGCCGTACTCTTTTTCCGGTCTCCTCCTCAAACATCTTCGCCACCAGATCCTCCAGGTAGGCACCCACCTTCGTGGTGATGTTCCCGTCAAATCCCGGCATGGTCCCGGTTTTCTCGGCCCATACTGCAAACGGGCTGCTGTACGGATTCGTACCGATGACCGCGCCTGCATCGCTTCCGCCGATGTACTGCTTCCGGATCTGCAGCCATTCATCGTGATCGGCATAGGGGATTTTCTTAATGCTCATCCGGTTCACTTGCCTCCTCTTCCATATCAAATCGTTCGCAAATATCATTCAGTAAAATTGCCATCCTCTTGGTCAGCCGCCTTGCCTGACTGATCTTCTGCTTCAAGGCCTCACGCATAAATATGTTCCCCGTGTTGGAGTTATCGTCTCTGCCCAGCAGGAAGTCCGTTGTCACACCATAGAAGTCAGCCAGCTTGATCAGCTCGTCGGTGTAGATCCGTCTCGATCCGACTTCCCATTTTCGGATCAGTGATGAGCTGCAGCCTATTCGCTTTGCCACCTCTTCCGAGGACATGTTTGCATCCTTTCTCAGTTGCTTCAGTCTCTGGTTGATGTTCATGGCAGCCCTCCTCAGCAGTCGAAGCTGTAGCTGCCGGTGTACGGATCGAATCCGTATTCCAGATCTTCACGGTCGCAATCGAAGTAGGGGCAATCGCCGTCATCGTCTCCCTCTTCAAATCCAATGAACTCGCCCATATAGTCCGTTCCTCTCAGCTCCGCCTCGCGGATCCACGGTGCGTCAGGTATCATGCGCTCTCTTCCTCCTTCTTCGCCGGCGTCAGCCCCTTTAGGACAAGGACATAGCCGTTCTTCTCAGACTCCTGCTTGTTGTACAGGTCAATCAGATTTCGCCAGATCTTTTCAGGATCCATTTGCTTTCTCCTTTCGGTTTTGGTATAATTCAAGTGCTTTCATACGTCTGCCGCCTTGGGTGCTCATGCATCCGGGCGGTTTTCTCAATTTTTGGTCTGGATCTCTCTCAGCCGCTTGCGGGTCTCGCGCAGCTCCTGAATCCATCCACTGCGTTCAACAGAGATTGCAGGATCCAGAGAATCTATTATGTCCTGGTCGCCCGTCTCATACAGTGCATGCCGCACGGTGTTGATCTTCCGGATCTTCTCCAGGCAAAGCGCCTCATGGGATTTCAGAGCAGCAGGCAGGAAGTCGAGCTTCTGCTTGATCTCACTGACGGTCTCCTTGATCTCGGCATAGTCCTCGTCGCTGATCTGCTTTTTCTTCTGCATCTCCGTCATCTGGAGAAATTCCATTGCCATCATTTCAATAAGTGTGTATTCCATGTCTTTCTCCTTCTGCCCTTCAGGGCTCTTCAGTTCATTTCTCACCATGGATGCCAGCTTTTCCGGATCCATGTTCAGGATGTTCGCCAGCCTCTGGATCATGTCCACCGTGAGGTTCGGCTTAGTGCCGTGCCCGGTCTGGTTGTCTTCCAGCTGGCAGATGTAGGTGTGGCTGATGCCTGCCCGCCTTGCGAATTCCCGGATCGAGATTCCGTTCTTTTTCCGGTAGTCCTTAATGATTTCTCCGATTGTCATGATGTCCTCCTGATTTCGTGTCCTTTAGGACACTTTTCATTCAAAAAAAATACCGTTTGCCGTTTTAAGCCCAAGCATATCCATCAGAGTCTGTATTTCTTCAAGCTTAAATTCAGACTTTCCAGTACACTTCCGGTAGAAAGCAGACCTGGAAATCTTCAGTCTCTGATAGACGTCCTTCTTCGACACACCCCTCTGCTTCATTCGTTCATAGAGCTTTTGCTGATTCATTGATTCACCTCCCTTCAAAAGTGTCTTAAAAGACACTACCATAATACGACTGTTTCACCTATATGTCAAGTGCTTTTGTGTATTTTAGGAAACATTAACCATTTGTTTTTGTTGCATTTGAGACACATATATGTTAAAGTAAAGAAGAGGGTGGTGGTTTAATGAATGCCGGTGAGAAAATCAAGGCGCTAAGAACCGACCGAGGTTACACATTAGAAGAATTAGGCAAAAAGGTTGGTGTTGGGAAAAGCACTGTCAGAAAATGGGAGACCGGCCTTATCTCCAATATGGGGAGGGATAAGATCGCTAAGCTTTCGGAAGTGTTCAATGTCTCACCTGACTATTTTGTGAACGATGACATTGAAGATGTAGAACAGGCTCTTCTTCCAGAGGACAATCCTGAGATTATGGAGCTGTTTATGGACAGCGTAGAATATCTTCAGAATAGGCTGATCCGCACTATTCTTTTTATGATAAGGGATGCCACCGATGAGCAGCTTTCTCAGTATATTCGCATCATAGCAGCACTCCAGGGTCGTGAGCCGCCAGCCTTTAAAGAACAGGCCGATGATATCCGGGCAAAACTGTCCGATGAAAAGAGAGGGCGAAATGGTTGATTCATTCAGAATTCTATTTGACATTCTAATTGGTTCCGCTTTTGGCTTTAAGGTTTTTGCTGCTGTTGTGTATATAGCAGGTGGTTCTTATCTGATGGATTACTATCGTAAAGCAAAACCATTCAGCCAGAACACATTAAATCTTCTTTTTATCGCAGGAATAATAGGTTTTGGGGTGGCATTTAAAAGCCTTGCTGATTTTGACTATGCTGGTGTGCAGCGCATTGCTGCTATCATATCCGGGATCATTGGTGCTTCCGCTGGCTTTTTTCTGTTTATCTCAAATCCAGGGCGAGATAGATGAAGAATAGATGTAAAATATTCGTCGAAGAATCATTTTATTCCGATTGGAATAAAATATTCCAACTGTGAATACAATAATTATCGACGAAGATAAAGAAAGGGGATGATGAGGCGAGATGAAGAGAGCAGCTCTTTATGCTCGCGTTTAGCAAGCACCGAAGAACAGGCCAGGCACGGCTACAGCATCGGGGCCCAGGTGGATTCCATCCGGGCCTATGCCAAAGAGCACGGCTATCAGATCGTCGGGGAGTATGTGGATGAAGGGATCTCCGCCCGGAAGCCATACAAGAAGCGCCCTGCCCTTCTGAGCCTGCTGGAGGCCGTCGAGGCTGACCGGGTGGACGTGATCCTGTTTATCAAGCTTGACCGATGGTTCAGGAATGTGGCTGCCTACCATCAGGTGCAGCCGATCCTGGAGAAGCATAATGTCGCATGGCAGGCGACATTAGAAGACTATGAGACGGTGACGGCATCCGGGCGTTTCAAGGTGAACATCATGCTAAGTGTGGCAGAGGATGAGGCTGACCGGACGGCTGAGAGGATCCGCTTTGTCCAGGAGGCCAAGCGGGCAAAGGGCGAATGGCTGAATGATTCTGTCCTGATCGGATACAAGCTGGAAGATAAGAAGGTCGTGCCGGATCCGGAGCAGCTGCCGATCATCGAGGATCTGTTCCAGACATTCATCGACTACAGATCCTGTGCTGTCTGCCGTGATCTGCTCCATGATAAGTACAAGATCAATCGCAGCTTTACCACGATTCGATGGCTGCTGCACAACAAGCGATACATAGAGCTGATCGGCCATGACCAGTTTCAGCGGGCCCAGGAGATCCTTCAGACACGCTCCCAGCGTAATGCAGGGAGAACCGGAAGTGTGTTCCTCTTCACATCAATCATTTACTGCAAGGAATGCGGTGGCCGGGTAAAGGCAGGCCGGGTGAAGGGCACAGCTTACTACTCCTGCTATCTCCATGATGAGTTTGGGTCATACCGCTGCCGGAACCGAAAGCACCTTCCCGAGCATAAGATTGAATCCTTCCTGCTGGAGAATCTGGAGTCAGCTGCTAAGGATCGGAATGCTGAGATCGCTGCCGAAACCAAGCCGAAGAAGGACAAGGCCAGGATCCAGAAGAAGATGGACAAGCTGAAGGATCTGTACCTCGATGATCTGATCAGTAAGGAGATCTATGAGAAGGATTACCGTGCCCTGGAGTCTGAGCTGTACGCATGGGAGCCCCAGCAGATCCCGATAGATCTGAGCTCCATCTCCGACGCCGTGAAGATGTACTCCACCCTCACCATGGAAAACAAGAAAGCATTCTGGTCTCGCACTGTGAAACGCATAGAGATCGACGCATCCGGGCAGATTTTTTTAATCCTTTGATTTATTCTTAAATCAAGTTGCCCCATGGCACCTAACATTAAGAAAAACAGCAGCAGGTTTCCCTGCTGCTGTCCTTTTTATTGTTCAGATCACTGCTGCATCAGCATTTCAAGCTTTCTGCGAGTGCCTTCGGGATCACGCTGCATGGCTTCTTCAACCATTTCCATGTAATCCCCGTGCCCGGAGTATCCGCCGGTGCGGCTCATGTACCGGCCGGTGGAAGGATTGCGGCCGCGTCTGCCACTCATGCCGTAGTTCATTCCGTCGTCGTAGGCGCGGTAGGATCTGCGGCTGTCTCTGCCACGCTCTATTATATCGTCCATGGCGTAGGATTCTCCGCCTTCTTTTTCCTCAATCATTGCAATCGCAACCTGAGAGTTTTTGAATGCGCTCATAAGGTTCCTAAAGTGCTCGGAATCGCTGGTCGTCATGAGCTTACCGCCGCTCTGTTGCTTCGTTTTCTTGATCGCCTCTTCCAGGCTGCAGGCAACGAGCTCCTGAGCTTCGTAAAGATCATTAAGATAATCCACTGTGTTTTCCCCCTTTCTCAGTTCCGGATTCCGGCAAAGTCAAAAACGATGTTTGCGTTTCTGACGTTCACCGGCTGAGTGCTAATGTTTCTGACGGATACCGTCGAGCATCCGCAGATACAAGGCACGGACACGATCACGCCAGCCCCGACGTTGCCAAAGTCGTCCACGGCAGCAGGGGTAAAGGACATGATGCTGGAAGGATCCTCTTCTCCGTCAATAAAGATCGCGAGCTGGATCTCTTCTACCGTACCGGCAGGAGTGCCCGGAACAGCAATGTTTGCGTGGAAGGCTACCTTATAATCTGCCTCCGGGAATCCGGAACAGCAACAACGACGTCGGCAGGAGGCTCCCATCACGCGAGGAGAAGCGAGCCGGAAGAGGCCGCTTTCATCCCGGTGATAGACCATACCTCTCATGCACGGGATCGGTGCATTCGGGAAGATGATAGCAGCGTTGGCTGCTACAGTCTGGAGAGCGTTTGCGCTGTATTCAGCAGCCATTCAGTTCACCGCCCCCTCTCAGGCGGCGAAGCCGAAGGCGTTGCCGTTACAGAAACAGGGGTTGCCGTTACCGTTGCAGGTGAAGATCGGCTGATTGCCGTACACCGGCTGAGACGGGATCGGGCAAGACCGGAGCTCATTCACAAGCTGATTGGCTACCGCCGCCTGGGAAGCGCGGATCTGAGCCGTCTGGTCGATCTGGCTTGCCTGGCCACGGGCATACATCAGCTCAGAGTTGAGACGAGCAATTTCACGCTGGTCTGCAGCATGCTGCGCACGCTCATTATCGAGCTCAAGCTGGCAAAGCTTGTCGAGGATGCGCTGGGTGTTTGCATTGCCTGCTGCGCGGTCTGCGCATGCTTCCGTTGCGATGGTATACTTCAGATCGGCAGTGCCAGCAGCGTTTGCTGCGAAGCCGCCCTGGATTGCAGCCTGGATGCCGAAGCCCTGCTGCATGTTGGCCATCTGTCGTCCGTTGGCTGCGATCTCAGCAGCGCTGAAGCCGTCACGAACGGCACCGGTGATAGCGTTTCCGGTCTGGCAAATGTTCTGATTAATTCCGGCGACACTGTTCTGAAGACCGGTGAGATAGGTAGTGATCTGCTGATCTCTGAACCCGTCAGAGATGTGCTGCGAGTTGTTGAGCCACGGGTACAGGTAATCCATACCGAAGCCGTTCATGCCTGCGCCCATCATCATAGGCCACATCATGCCGCCTCCGAAGCCACCCATGCCCCAGCCGTTTCCGCCGATGAGGAGGAGCAAAATGATCCATGCCCAATCACCGCCGAAGAAGCCGCCCTGGTTACCGTAGCCTCCGCCATAAGCGGGAGCAACAGGCATATAAAAGCCTCCCTGGCCTTCATTGCCAAAAATAGACATTGCGAATATGTTTCCTTTCAAATGTATTTATTCATACTGCCGCCACTTGCGCGCCGAGCGTCAGCAGAACGAATACAAATGTTAGCGTCCGGCCATGCCGAACATCTTCATAACAGATTGCAGACGGCTATTTCCAATCTGGCCTGTCTGCAAAAGATATCGTGTAATTTGTTGTGCGTCGGTCATCCCTTCCGGGATATCGAATCCTCTTTCCTTCAGGAAGGATTCTGGATTCGCTTTGATCTGGTCTACGTCCCGCTGCATCTGCTGCTGCATCTGACGCGGATCCATTTGCTGAGGAGAATTCTGCTTGCCTCCAAGCTGATCGAAAAGTCCCATTTACTTTCCCTCCGTTTGCTGTCTTGAAGCTGCAATCCTTGCAGAGATTGCTTCATTCACCAGGTCGCCGATTTCATCTCTGCGTACATATACAGCCGGGTCAAACTTTGGTGCCGGAGGAGCTGGCGGTCTTTCATCGTAGATCTTGTCGGTGTGCTGGCCGTTGGCAAACACGGATCTGATCACGATATTTTTTTCGTCTTTCGTCATAAACATCTGCGATGTGCCTGCTCCCAGCGGAACATTGTCAATCGCCTCAATGCTTTCCACCTGCTTTATTTCTGCCCGGATCGTCGGGGTCATATCCTGCGGTGTGTTTACGGGCACCTGCCCGTTTGGGATGGGCTGCGCTGTGTGCTGGCCAGCAGCCCTCATGTAGCTCGGATCCTGATAGGGTTGCTGTCCAGGATAATCCGGATACCATCTTCCGTACTGGTCTACCATATCTTACTCCTCTTAAAATAGTATTTTGGAATAGTCCGGCCACTGTCGAAAATATCAAACCAATCCCCACCGATTACGGCGACGGCATGCTCCAGCGGGCCTAAAACGTAGATCCCTTTGTCGTGATCGTATGCAAAATCCGCCACCGTGTAACAGTCCGGGCACTGGTCAATCAGCCGGAATTGATTAAACCCGAATTCCCATAGAAGCTCCCACCATACGGCATTTGCACTCGGCATGTTCGCCATATCTCTGGACAGATCACACAGCAAATCGTGCACTTCGTACCAGCTCAGACCGGTTACGGCACAGATCGCTCTCACTGTGCAATCTCCCACATGGAGCCCTTTCGGATTCGGGTTATAATATCGATACATTTACGTGTCCGGATCCTCAGCCTGTTCCACCGGCTGGACAACAATAGTCGGCACCCCGCTGTTGCCTGCGTCCACCATGCCCTCGGCAAGGATATAGGCCACAACAGATGCCGCTGCCATGATAATACCGGATACGGTTTCAATGGTTGTCGCATCCACTTTGAATGCTGCCAGCAGTCCGGTCACAAGGGCCACGACAGCCAGCCAGAATTTTCTGCTCGTCAGTTTCCGGATCAGATCCTGCTTGTTCATAATGCTTTCCCCTTTCATATTTGCCCGTGGGCTTTTTTATTCAGGAATTTTTCTGTTTTATCTATGGCTTCCGTTACCGCACCATTACAGCCCTGTTCTTTTAAGCCTTTCAGGCAGGCAAGGACGCCATAGGTTAAAATCGTAAGCTCCTCCTGAATTGATTTTATATCCTCGTCTTGCTTCTTTTGCTGCAAAACGAACTTATAAATTCGGATAAAATAGCCTATGATGGCGGCAAGCGCCGCAATAACAGCTGCCGCAGTAATCAATCCCTGCGGGGTGATCAGGATTCCGTCTCTCATGATTCTCGCTCCTTGTTTTTTCTGCTTCCAGTATACAGGAGGGAGGCTGCCGTGCGGTAACCCCCCTCCTATGATTTTTTCAGAAATTTTTACTGGAACAGAATCTGCCAGGTTGCCTGATCGACGACGCCGGTAACCTCCAGCTCGCAGTTTCCCTGGAATTCCCTTATGGCACTTTCTGTGCATTTACCGAAATCTCCATCAGCTCCGTGCTCACCGAGATCAATTCCGATGTCAAGCAGTCCGCACTGCAGCAAAAATACATCCCGGCCCTTGTCACCCTTCCTGAGCACCCTCACACTTATCTGACAGGTCTCCCCTTCCGGGATCGGCGCCGGTGTGATCGGGCAGGCATCGCCGTTGCAGCCATTGCTTGCCAGCTCGGCAAAGTATTTCTTAGCAGCTTCGTTCCTCGGCTTGAAGTTGTTCGCTTTCGGCTTTTCATAATCTTTGCAGATCCGCTCGGAAGCTTCTTTTACATTGTCCGTCTCACAAAGGTACTTGTATAGCTCGGCAAACTCGCCGTCATTCTTCAGCTCCCAGAGGCAGAACTGCACCTGCATTTCTTCATTGTCTATCGGCACGCCTGCATCCCGTGCGAACATGTACAGATGATCCTTGCGGCCCGGATACGTCCACTGGCACAGGCCATAGCCAAATTCATCTGCCATGAACTGCCACCTAGTGATCATGCCGTTGTTCACGGCGTAGGTGTAGTCATGGTCGCTCAAGGTGCAGTTATCCTGCACATTATCGCTTCTCAATCCGGATTCGGCAAACATGTTGCCCATCATCCCACAGGCTCCTGCAGGTGTAAGGCCGCCCGTGATCAGAGCAGTGTATATAGATCGTTCGCTCACGGTTTTCTCCTTTTTTGAACCGAGTTAGATAGCAAAGATCACTGCGGCAGAACCACAGTATTTGTTGTCACCGCATCATAACCATACTCAAACGCTTGCTGAACAGCTTCATAAGTATCAAGTACGAAACAGAAAGCAAAAATGTTATTTTCGTGAAGTTTAGCAATTAAATCCTTTGAAATGGTAGTGATGCCTTCTACATGAACCCCAATATTTTTTACATGGTAAACATCGATTAAATTATTAATAGTTGACGGAATGTCCAAAGAACCAGCAGCCTGATAAATAAGCGCTAATGGTGCATTAGTTAAACTCTGAAAATTACCAACGTTTAAATAAGGCGAACCGCTAAACATACAGTTATTTTCAAGCCCAAATTTTCTTACCGCTTCAATTAAATTTGGAAAATCTTCCACCGCGACTGTAGATTTAATTTCTATTACAGGTGTACATCCGTACATTTTGCAAATTGCAAGATATTCTTCCAGTGTAGGCACTTGTAAATCATCGTGATCTTTGATATGCAACTCTCTGATTTCAGCCAAAGTTTTGTCGGAAATCAATCCAGTTCCGTTTGTTGTTCTGTCAAGTGTTGTGTCGTGCATCATCACAAAATACCCATCACTTGTTTTCTGCACATCGGATTCAATCGCCCAGAAGCCAGCTTCACCTGCTGCAATATATGCTGGAATTGTGTTCTCAGGTTCTCCATTTGCGCTATAGCCTGTATGTGCCACGAGTTTGGGTCTTCCGTTTTGCATAAAAGGCATTAGGAACGGATTCTTTGTATTGCGTTTAAGTTGAGATTGCGTTTCATTTAAATCCGAAATCTCGTCCATTACGCAAATTTCAGTCCAATTATTGGGATTGAAAACGCTGCCCTGTTCTTGTGTAGTGTTGCATTCAAACAGTTTTCCTTCTTGAATGCAATAATCGCCTTTCTCATAACCACTCTCTGTTGTATCAAATGGTTTGGCAACGAGCTTTGTGAAATCAGTTTCTTTTTTAAAGCCAAATGTAACGGAAGAAGCGGTATCAGTTGTGTCTGATGCAGTAAATACAATCATCCCATTTGGGACAACGGAAACACTTTTTGCAGTGGCATCATAGGATGTTTCAGAATACGCTTCATAGGATGTAGGATTATTATATCCCACCTCTAACTGTGCATTTGATATATCGCCATAGTCTGCTGCGCTATCTTCACAGAACAAGAACCACACAGGGTTGTCCTTAACTGTTATAACAATAACATTCGTAGTAGCACGTTGTGCAGTAGTATATCTATATGTCTGCCAATAAAAATCCCTTGTTAGGTAATTTGTTTCGTTAACATATAATACTGAAAATGATGCAGAACCATCTGAGAGCAAAGTACCATCATCTGACCACGCTCTAAACATTATCCTATTTGCTTCGACAGAAGATGTGAAAGTCAGAGTGTATGAACCTTTTGGCAATCGTATTCCTTTGGATTTTGCGGTAGCAAGGGATGAAATATAAAAACTATATTCATAACGGGGAATTCTTCCGTAAGGATAGAGATTCTTGCCAATCGACTTTATTCTGGTTATAGAGTCGCCGACCGACTCAATAGACGCTACCGACAAAGCGTTATATGGGACAAGTATACAAAGGTCACCGTTTACTGTCTCTTGTGTAACAAAATCGCTTAATTTGCTATTCATTACTCCAACCAGATCTGCCGGAGCTGCTGCAGTCTCCAGACTCAGCGTCCTATCCAGCACATACCCAGTCTCCGGATCCACATTCGCAGCAAGCCATGTCTCTACTGCAGAAGTGATAGCACTCTGCGGTGCCGGATCGCCCTGATCGCCCTTCGGCATATACCGTCCGGTGTTATGCCAGCCGTCTGCCAGATAGAGATAGATGTCGTAGGCTCCTGTGGTGCCTACAAGATATACGTCTCCCACGCCGGGATCCGTCACTGCAGCTTCCAAGTCGGCAGCTGTCGCAAAGATCCCAAGGATCTTAAACGGTTCGCCGGTGTCGCCCTTCAGGCCGGGCACACTCACCCAGTTTCCGTTACTATCTTTAATTCTTAAAATTCCAAGTAAATCCGCCATGTTTCTGCCTCCTTATGAATTCTTTTTGTAAAGCACGTTCACCCAGCCGTTGCCACCGACGTCTGTTGTGCCGGAATTGAACACGTTAAGATAGCAAGTGTTGCCGTTAATATAACAGCCATTTGCTCCGACAAGAAATCCAGGAAGTCTAAACCCGGCAACCGCAATGGGAGTATACCCACTATAGGAAACGTCAATCTCCTTGTAGCTCTGGCCGCCTGCAATGATTCCCTGCGTAAAAGCAAATCCAATCTGCCGTACAATCAGCTCTGTTACGCCGCCGCTGCTGCTGGATGTATCGATGTTTAGTGTCTTAGCCTCAGTTCCGTCATAAACAACAGGCTGATTGCCTGTTACATTTATGGTAAGAGCTTTTGGGTTCGGCCTTGTTTTGATCCCGTCTATTGCCTGCTTGACAGCCTTGTTCTGCACAGGGTTCTCGCTGGTGTTGCTGAGAGCAGCGTCCACCGTGTAGTTGGTTGGAATGGCAGGCTTATCTTTCAGATCGTTATAGCTTCCGGATTTTGCCACTTTTGCCAGATCATCCGGAGCCACATAGTCGGTTCCCGGTACGGCAGCTGACACATCCGTTCCGTCCCCCTTCAGAATGCCGGTCACGTCGGTCTTTCCTTTAATGCCGTCAGCATAGGAAAAGATGTCCTGGTTCTTGTTCGTCGGATCGTAGGTTGCCTTTACCATGTCTCCGGCTCCTTCGCCGTCAGCACCGTTGTAGACGATGATATCCATGGAAGATCCGTCCGTGAAGGTGATGGAATAGGTGTCTCTGGTGCCCGGAGCTCCGGTGCCGCTCTTGCTCTGGCTCGCAATCATCTTGCCGACCGAAGCATTTGGCTTTATCCATACCGTCACGGTGTCACTCTCCGGCTCGTCTTCTCCGAAGTAGATGCCGGATACCACAGTCCCGCTGTCAGCATTTGGATCGATCCATACCACGATGTCAGGATCCGACGGCTCTTCCGTGCCGATGTACACACCGCTCTCGCCGGTCAGCCCCTGCGGGCCCCGGATATTTTTCGGTTCAGGATTCTCCCGGCCCTTGTCGTTTGTCCAGGAGATGATGCCGTCCTCGTCCACGTCAGGGTAGAAGGTAGCACCATCGGCAAACAGGCCAGCCTCAGCGTCCTTCCGCAGCTGCGCAGAGATCTCCTTCGCCTCAGCCACCTGGTTGGCAAGCATCTCCTCATAGTCCGGTGTCAGAGGGGGAAAGGGATGCCCGTCATGGGGCGCATCCACGTACAGATATTTAATGTCCGTCGTGATCCGCTCCGTCACCTCATCGTCCTCAACGAGGTTGCCGTGCACATATACTTCCCACGTGCCCTCCGTGAGATCGAGATGCTGGTCTTCCGCAATGGCATCGTCCAGCATCGGCATTATGTAGTTGAATTCGCCCATCGAGAAGTGCACCCACTTCCGCAGGCCGTCCCAGGTGCTGCCCTTGAAATCCGCCTCGACCGTCAGATAGTCGTGCGTGCCGGACACGACCTTCTGCGTGACGATGGACAGCTCCTGGTTGTTTACGATTAGTTTGATCATGTCGGTCTCCTATTATACGAATCGAATTCTTGTTATAGCGGCGCAATTTACAGCGCCAGCTCCATACTCGGCATATCCGCCGAAATACAAATACAGCATCTTTCCCTGATCCTCTGACGGGATTTGGAATACACTTGTCCAATCGGAAAGCTTAATCCCATGGGTTCGAATATTGTCCGGCCTCATGTATGATGGAGCTGTGTCATCTGCGCAAAACCAAGGGCCATCAATTCCGCCAAGAAGAGACACTGTTATTTCGATGGCTGTATAGCCGCGCATGCTTATTGCCGGAGTTAATGCAATTCCGCCCTGACCATGGTCATAGGCTTGCGATCCGTGTTCCGTTACAGTAAACAGCAAATTGGTAGGCTGTTCCGTCATGGTTGCCGGAGTCCCACCCAAATCTTGCCACGAATGCGTATCAACGCCCGTCCAAACGCCATTGTTATATACAAGGGCAGATGTAGAGAGAGATGCGGTATAATACCCGATGCCTATTGACATAGTAAGGTTTGCAGAAGTAACCTCACTGCCGCTGTTATACCCTTTCAGCACGCACGTCTGCGCTGTGATCGTGTCCGTGCGAGGGATTGTCACATAGGCTTTATGTGACGATGTGTCCACATAGGCGTTGTAGGTGTTTCCGTTGACGGTCGCCGTTACCGCATCGATGTTACTGGAGCATGTAATTTCTATAAGGGAACCATTCACCGAGCCGCCGCTTCCTTCGTAGATGCCGGTCACGCCGAAGATCACGATGTCCTTCTTGATGTTCCCCGCAATCAGATCTGCATCGCCTGCCACCGTCACCTGGCTCATGCCGTACTGGCCGGAGCTCGGTGTTATGATCTGCTGTGAAGCCGACGGAGTAATGATCCTTGTCTCCAGCGGCGCTGCCGCTATAATCACAGATGATAGCCCGTCATATCCTGTATCCGGTTCAATTGTCTGTGCAGTCCCGGAAGGTGTTGCGTTTTTGCTCTGCAGGTTCGGTGCGGAGCTTGGCACGCTGACTGTTATTTCCACGGATGTCAAACCGTCCTTGCCTGTGTCCGGCATAACGGTCTGCGTGCCATTTTCAGCTATTGTTATACTCTTTGTCTGAAGATCCGGCTGGACATTTACAGAAGCATTGGCATAGTCCGTAACGTCATGGGTGCCATTGTTTGTGATGTTTATGGTACCGGATGGTGTTATACCCTGCGGTACATTCACCGTGATCTCCACGGATGAAAGGCCGTCCTTGCCTTCATCCGGTGTCACGGTCTGTGTGCCGTTCGCCGTGATGGTGATTGTCTTATCCTGAAGATCAGGATTGTTCTCGATATTCGCATTAACGGTGATATTGATCGTGTTCCCGTCAGAATTAACGTAGTTCTGGATAAACTCCTGCAGCGTCATCGTGCTGCCGTTTATATTGACATAGGCCACGCCGTTATCCACGTATATGGATCCGCCGGAGGCCGTCAGATCTCGCTGCATCGCCTCTATATTCCGGATGATGTACTCCCGCAGCTGAATCATCTGCTCCTCTACGGTTCCTCTCAGAATCGGCGGATATTCAGGTATAGCTCCTCTCGGCATCAGTAATCACTCCCGATCTCCAGGATTCTTGCGATGGAAAAGATCTTGCAGTCGCCTCGGCCCTCCACCCGGATTCTCAGGTGGTCGCAGCGCCTCGGCCTGATCGGCAGCGTCACGGTGCGTAGGCTGTCGGATATAATCTCTCCCTGCTTCTCCCATCTTCCACTGCTGTCATAGTCGATGCAGACACGGATCCTCGCTCCCTTTTCCATCTGCAGGCGGAAGTTGAAGCGGCTCACATACTTCTTGTCCGGATACTGGTAGTACATGATCCCGCTCTCGCCGTACCAGTCCACGTGATCCTCCAGCAGCCCGGCAGTGCCTCTCAGCGCGATGATCAGATTGTCAGAGGTCAGTGCGTACAGCTCCTCGGATACGGTCGCAAACTGGATCACGTGCAGGTCATCCTCACGCATCCAGAGGTTCCGCTTGCTGTCATAGCAGAAGAGGTTCCACTCTCCTGCAGCATTCCGCATAGAGATGTAGTAATCGTCTCCGATCACGCCAGCCACAGCGTCATAGTAGTGCACGTCGCCCAGCGGTGCGGATATGGCCGTCGGTGCGATGCCGCCCTGGTAAATCACCACATTGGCATTGCTCTTGTAGTAGAGCATACCATTGACCACGCCCAGACTCTTGTGGGATCCAGGCTGCACACCGTCACACACGATCTCCGTGATCTCATGGGCCCCGATGGCAGATACAGCCACGCGGTGGATCCTGTCCTCTTTGAAGAAGGTGGGATATCCCAGATAGTTGATCGCTCCCGTCCACGGCCCGTCAGATCCGACGGATGCCGCATACGGATCCGTGCTGATGCCCTCAAACCGCTTCCAGTTTTTGAAGTCACCCAGGGCGCTGGCATAGATCTCGTTGATGTTCTCTCCGTTCACCACGCCGTATTTGCAGCCCCAGAGGCGGTTCTTGCACTCTACCACAAAGTCCATCTCCGGCAGCCGCATAGTGCCCATGGTGGTCTTCGTGTTGTCCTCGCCCACCGTCTTCTTCGGTACGGATACCAGGAATGCACCTGCCGTTGTGCTGAGCTCCAGCCCTGTGTAGCTGAAGGCGATGGTGATGTTGTTCTTCCCTGCCGTCGGTGCGGATGTGAAGATCACCTTTCCGGTGCCCTGGATGTAGCTCCATGTCGGCACGGAGATATCCCCTGTGCCGTAAACTGCCTTGATGAAATCCGCTTTCTCCGGCAGCACAAACTCGCTGGTCTCCCCGTCAGCATCATAGTTCACGGTGTAGATCCGGCTGATGGGGTTATACTTTCCGGTCTTCGTTCCCTTCCCAGTCTTCGGATCTGTATTCTGCATGTTGACGATGTAATCCTCCGGATTATTCTCGTCCATGGTGTACTTTTCCAGAATCGTGCAGGCATTCTTTTGAAACCAGGAATAAGGAAATGCTTCCGGATCCGCATTCGGGTAATGGATATGCTCAAAGTCCGTTTGTCCTGCAGGCAGCATGATTGGATCGCCCACATTAAACTTTGCCATCTCGGTCTTCACGGCCTCGATGCCTGCGCCCTCTTCCGGTGTGAAGTAGACATAGGCATAGTATGTATCATCCGTGTCCTCCGGAGTCTCAAAGTAATGCCATCCGTCCAGGAAGCCTCCGGCTGCCACGCTGCCAGGCTTATAGAGCAGGAAGCTGTAGCCCTGTGCATCCTTATCCAGCACAGCAGCGTTGAATGTGCTCTCCATGCTGCCGTAGTCCAGGCTGTCAGCAGTGTTGTAGTATTTCCCGTCCGGGAAGACGCAGATGTAAGCCCCAAAAGGCACCAGCTGCTTCTCGCCCGGTGCAAGGCCCTTCAGGGTGGTGGGCTGTCCGTTGAGGTACAGCGTGCCCTCATCCACGTAGGCCAGATACACCTTGTCCATGATGCCGCCCGGCGAATAGAGATTCTTCACCACGCCGCGTTTCTTCCGGTTGGCCATCAGCGGGTAGTACAGGGTGGTCAGGTTCCGTGAGTCGTAGAATTCCCCGTCAGCGATTTTGGCATTGTGGTTGTAACCGGCAAAAACATCCGTCAGCTCCCGGTAGGTGGTATTCTCTTGTAGGTATGGGAGATTCGGCATATCCTCACCTCGTCAATATCTGAATCGGTTCCCGCCCATCGGCCCTATCGGCATGTGGGTGCGGTTGTAGTAGTCCGTCCATTCCTTGTACGCTGCCGTAAACAGCGTGTTCTGCTGGTTGTACTTCACGATCTCCGAATTCTCGGACGCGATCTTGGCCTGAAGCCAGTGCTGATATACCTCCGATCCGTAAGGATCCTGAATGATCAGCTCGTCATTCGGGCTGGTGTACGGCGGCTTCGGCTCCGGTTTCTCCGTATCATCGTCAGCCTCGCCCTCCTCGCCGTCTTCCGTCGGCTGAGGCATTGGGATAGGGTAAAGCGGAGGAGGCGGTGGAGGCGGATCTACGGCCCATCTTCGCCAGTCTCTGTCAAAGGGATCCGGCCAGTGCAGCTGCGGGAATTCTCCCGGCAGCGGCATGTGGGTCAGCAGCACCTCATTGATGATCTTCCCGTCCAGCGTGCTCAGCCATTCCAGCTTCTGCGTCGTGTCGTACTGGTTCGGTTCCAGCATATCCACTTTTGAGATAATGTCTCCTGCTGTCATGGTTTTTCTCCTTCAAAAAAGGCGGCCGCTCATGGCCGCCTTTCAGGGTCTTTTCTTATGCGAACATGGACGTCTCATGGAGCTCGGCCTGCTTCTCATAGAATTTCATCCGCGCCTCTTCGGCACGGTTGAATTCAAATGCCACGAAGTCCGGCACCTCATGCTCCTTGCCGTCCTGGGGGATGGAGTAGTTCACTCCGTTCACGCCGATGATCAGATCCTGCTCGTTGGTTCTCGCCAGCGGGGCCCGGATCTTCACCATGTTATCGGTTTTGGTCATAGTCTTTGCCATAATCTTCTGCCTTTCTTTAAAAGGCCGGGGAGGTAGAAATTGTGGAGAAAAGCCTCCCCGGCAAAATCAGGAGGTCAATCAGTTGGCGACGTCAGTGCCCTGGAAGGAGCTTGCGCTCACAACACGCAGCACACGCTCGGTGTAGAGCACGGTTGCGCCGTTGGTGTCCAGTTTGTAGCCGATGGTGCTGAACTGGTTCAGCGGGCCGCCGATCTCGTTCTGGTCATGGACGATCATCTGCAGAGCCCCGCCCTCGGCATCGACGGAGACAAACGGCTCCTTGCCGAAGAAGTAGGTGTAATACAGTGCGCCGCCTTCCTTGTTTTGCTCAGCTGCGGTTGCTCCCTTGATAATGGGGGCTTCCACGTCCTCGATGAAGCGCACGCCATGGAGCTCGCCGATCTCACCGTTGAAGATCTCGGTGGCAGCCATGTACTTGTGTGCGTCGATCCAGTGCGGATCCTCGCGGAGGTCGAATGCGACGGACGGATGGATGACAGCAACAAATTTGCCGTCGGCATAGGGCTTCACCTTGTCTTTGACCATCTTGGTCTTGGCCTTGTTGACCATGGTCGGGGTCAGCTTGCTGTATCCGTCGGTGGCATTCCAGGCGACGGTGGCCGGGGTTGTCGGGGTGCTCTTCACAGCGCCGGTGGCATCCACGTTGTCGCAGTACAGGACGTTGGTGTTGATCGCCAGTGCATCACGGCACAGGATCTCTTCCGTCTGGGCTGCACTTTCGCCCATTTCTTCGTAGGCGCCTTTGGTCGCGTCGTCGTAGGTGTGGCGTTTGAGCTTGTCGGACAGCGTCACATAGGTGCCGTACTGGTCGATGGACGCGGTCTTGGCCGTTGCGCCCCACTTCTGGCCGGTGGGGATTACACCTTCCTGCAGCTTGCCTGCACGGGCGAAGGTGTTCCATTTGCGGAATTCCATGGTCGTGCCGTGGCCTGCGGGCAGGTATACTCTCTTTGCCAGCTGGACGTAGCGCTGCTTGATCCGGTAATTCTCCAGCATCTGTGTGTCGTAATAGTCCTTCAGCTCCGGGGCGAATTCAAATCCGGTGTTGTAGAGTTCTACAGCGCCGGTGTAGGAGTTCACCTGGTAAGCTGCATGGTTGTTGGCGTCGGTCGCATAGCCGACGTTGGTCATGGTGCCTGCATCTGCAAAGAACTGCAGAAAGGCAATGATGCGGGTATAGAGGTCTTTCATATCAAATCTCCTTTAACTGATAAGGGTGAGGGGCAGGATCTTCATCGCGTCCTGTCCGTTTTCGGTATCAGCCGAAACGCTTACCGGCTCTCGCCTGGCGTTCCCATTCCTTGCGTTCAGCCGGGGTCATCTCGCTGTACCGCTTACTCTGGATGTTCCCCGGAGCCCTCTGTACCGTACCGTTCTCCTGCGGCAGCTGCCGCCCGGCCTTGATGCTGTTGGCCATAGCCTGGCTTGTGCCTCTGGCTGCTGCGTTGGCTGCCTGCTGTGCCCGCATCGCGGCAATCTCCTTGCCGTGAATGGCATAGTAGGCGGATTCTACAGTGTCCCTGCCTCCCGGCAGCGTTCTCTCATAGAACTCCCGGTTTTCCAGCTCTCTGTCCAGATTAAAACCAGGTATAGACTTCTGTAGTTCCCGTGCCTGTGCCTGCAGGTTCCGGTAATGGTTCTGAAGCTCCGCTTCTCTCTGCCTGTCGTCCAGCTCCTTCTTCTGCTGGCGGTTCTCCCTCTGCAGCTTCTCCAGCCTCATCTCCGTGTCCACATCGGTTCCGTGAGCAAGGGCCTGCTTTTCATAGCGGCTCTTATCTCCCTCTACCTTGGCACGCAGGGAATCCAGATCCAGATCTGCAAGGTTGTCCGCCTCGATTCCGTAATCCCTTCCGACAAGCTCCAGGATCTGCATCGCCTTGTCGAGCCGGGTGTTGGTGTTCTTCACCCTGTCCCGTACCATGTTCTGCATTTCCCGGTTCCACTCGGAGTTTTCCTTGAGTGCGTCCTTCAGGGTCTTCTGCGGTTCCTGCTGTGCAGGCTGCTCGGTTCCCTGCTGTGGCTGG